ATTTCACAGGATTTACTAATGAAATACCTCAATTACTATGAAATATTCGGTAGAATTAGACGAGATGGTGACAAATAACCTCACCATTGAAGAACATTTTACTCTCACCTCTTTAGCAGATAGAAGCTATAAACTGTTAATAGAAACCTCTCATTATTACCATTTAGCTTTAGATTCGCTATTTGCTAAAGGATTTATTCTTACTGACCCTCAGCTTGCAGGGTTAAGTACATTGGTCATTAGTGATAATGGATTAGCTGCTATTGGTAGGGTGAAGCCAGTAAATATTGATTTTGCTCAATTTATTGATGAGTATCCTTTAAAGACTCCTTCGGGTCGTAGGCTTAAGCCGGTAAGTGAAACTTCATCAGATTACTCCAAACTTAAAGAAAAATATCTCAAAAAGGTTAGGACTTCTTCGGCTCACAATAAAGCAATAGCTGGATTAATTGCTTTGGTAGCTGATGCACGAAGACGTAATTCTTTAGAGTATATGAGTGGGCTTGAAGTAGTTATTAATAACAAAAGGTGGGAATCCTTTTACGACCAACCTAAGACTAAGGATTCTGGATTAGGGTATGGGCATAAATTAATTTAATATGCAAGGACATAAAAGTTTAGGCTGGAAAACAATAGAAGAGGCTGCTAAGGAAGAGTTTAAGTATATGCAAGGTAGGGCTTCTGGAGAAATCTTATCTATGCGTACTAGATTTCAAAGATTGAACTCTATTACCATGGATGGTTTTGAATGGGGAAGTATAAATACTATTGCTGGAATGAGTGGGTCGGGAAAGACTACCTGGTTAAATCAATTAGAAGAAGATTTTGTTAATCCTGCTTTAAATTCTCAAAATATTGCAGTATTGAATTTCAATTTTGAAATGAAATCTAGAAGATTAATTGGTAAAAAAGTATCTTCTCATTTCAAAAAAAGCTCTAGAGATTTATATTCTGCAGATGGTACTAAATTGGACTCAGACAGTTTGAATAAAATCAAAGATTTCTTAGAAACTAAAGTTATCACTTCTCCAGTGTTTTATTCCGAAATAAGTGGGGATTACGAAGAGGTGGGAGATACGATTATCGATTTTAGTGCTAAGTTTCCAGATAAAAAAATCATTGTTAATTTAGACCATACTGTATTGGTAAAAAACAAAGATTTTGATTCTCAAACAGATAAAATGTATAAGCTCTTAGCTGAATTTAATGATTTAAAAAAGCATCTAGAGGTTATGTATTTTCTATTATCTCAATTGAATAGAGATATTGAAAGCACAGATAGGCGAATTAGGCCTCAGCTTCATTTTCCTATTAAGAGTGATTTGTTTGGCTCCGATGCTACTTACCAATATTCAGACCTAGTATTTGTTATTCATAGGCCAGAGATGCTTAATTTGGATGCATATGGGCCTGATGGTTGGGGTGTAAGAGATATAGTCTATGGCCATGCTATAAAAACAAGAGATGGTGTGCCGGTCATTGTTAGATTTCAAAATGACCTTGCAAATAATTCATTAATAGAAATTTAAAACTATGTTATCAGACAGACAAGGAAATCAAATTAACAGGGAGGGAGATAAAGTTTATCTAACTTTAATTGAAAGTAAAAGGAAAATCACTTTGGGGGAAATTATAGAATCGGAAGATGCTATATTAATTTTTAAAGACCCCAGTAAACACCTTATTCGAAAGTTTAAGGGTTATGGATTTAATTTTATGTTACTTTCAAAAGCTAGTACGTTTAACAATGTACTACTAAGGCTTTCAACAGGTGAAGAGTATTTAATTCCTAGAGAAGATATTTTAAAAAAAGGTAATACTTTTTCATTTAGAAGCTCAGGTTGTGAGACTCAAGTTGTTATGCCACTTGACTTGCTAGAACCTTATAAACAGTAGGTTTGTAGCTTAAAAATTCGTATTTTTATTTATTAATTTATATCAAAATAAACTATGCAAAGAAACAACGCAAGGACAACAGAATTGAATCTGTTAAGAGTACCTGTACCAGAAAATACAGATACTTACACCGCAATTCCTCATAGGGAAATTATCCATTCAATGAAAAAAACATTATCAGATTGCAATTTAAATATTGCAGGTGAGTCTTATTTTTCAAATGCAAAAGGAACTCAGGCTACTGGTACTTTTGCTATTTCGATGTTTGGTAATCCAGATTTTAGATACTTAATTGGGTGGAAAAATTCTTATGACCGTTCATTATCTTTTGGTATTGCAATGGGAGTACAGATTATGGTTTGTTCAAATGGGTGCGTGAGTGGAGAATTTTCTTTATCGCGTAAACATACAGGTAATGCCTTAGATTTAGTTCATCAGTTTGTAGAAGAAACTGTACCTAAAATAGGTGAGATTGGAAATGAGAGTGTTGAGTTTCTTCAATATTTGAAAACCAAAGAATGTAGCTTGGAATCAGCTTCTAGGATTGCTGGACAATTCTTTATTCAAGAAGATTTAATCAATGCTACTCAAATGTCAGCTTTAAAACGTGAAATTGGTTTTAGTAAGAATTTTGCTTTTAAAGAGGGTCAAGGGGATTTGTACAAGCTGTATAACAATTTTACAGAAGTTTTGAAAATGGAGCCTGCTAGGGACTATTTATCTTCTCATGTGAATATTGATAAGGCTTTTAGAAATTTGACCCAATGGGAAAAATCAAAAGAGTTTGCCGAGCAAACTACTGCTATGGTGACTAATGACCATTATAGTACTCTAGAAAAAGTATAAGTATTTCATACTTTACACTTAAGCAAGTAAATTTTATTTCATTTTTATAAATCGTTAAATCTAAATTATGGCGAATTTAATAGGGCTTGTAGGCCCTTCAGGTACGGGAAAAAGTACCTCTTTAGGACATGTACCTGAACTCAATATTGAGGGGCTAAATCCTAAAGAAACAATTATTATTTCCATTGCGGGCAAACCGTTACCTTTTAGAGGTTGGAAGAAGCAGTATCCATTAGGGGAGAAGTTTTTCGTTACAGATGATGCTACCACTATTGCTACTACTATTCAATCTATCAATGATAACAGGCCTGAAGTGAAAAATATCGTTATCGACGATGCGGGATATATTATGTCCTTTGTTTTTATGGATAAAGCAAGAGAAAAGGGGTATGATAAATTCTCTCTTATTGCCGAAGCAGGGTATAAGCCTATTCGCGCAGCAGAAAATGCTAAAAGAGATGATTTGAATATCATATTCGTTTACCATGACGAAGATAATGGTACTGGTGGCCGAAAAATTAAAACTTCGGGTAAAATGATAGATTCACATGTGGTCTTAGAAGGTTTATTTACTGTGGTACTTTACTCTTTTATGGAGATTGAGCCTAAAAGTAAGAAAATCACTTATGGATTTATTACCAATAACGATGGAATGGTTGGGGCAAAGAGCCCCGTGGGTATGTTCCCCAATCTTAGAATGCCTAATGATATGGGAGCTGTGGTGAAAACTATCCACGAATATTACGAGGGAGAGTAGGCCTCTTTAATCTACTTATACAAATTAGTAACAACAATTATTTTATATTTTAATTCCAAAAAACAGCAATTATGGCTATAGGAAAACAACGCGAAACCGGAGATGGTAACTTCGATAAAAAACTTTACAAAGGATTTGCTAAACTAAGAGTAGCAGGGCCAGTAAACCCTAACAAAGAAGAGTTGTCTGAAATTTATAATGGAGCAACTATCAATCAAGACCCTATTTATGTGGGAAAATCTAATGATGGTAATGACCAGGTTAGAGTAGATATTTATTTAAAATCTGATGAAGAAGATATTTACAATATCCTCACTAAAGTTTCATTTTATGTAGAAAGGAAATCAAATGAAGCTTCTACAGGTAAAGTTGAGGTAATTAATGCTTTTGGTAAAACTACTTGGTTAGACCCTCAAGACATTAATAATGGTACTGTTCCTGCAAATATGTCTTGGTACGATACTAGAGGATTGAGAGTAGCTTATTCTGGAGAAGGCGCCCTTATGGATTTTCTTCAAAACTACTTAAATCTCCCAGGTATACAGAAAGCTGCAGATTCACCTGAAGATGCCATGTGTCAATTAGAAAACATGGAAAATCTTATTGCTGGAGATGTTGCTGAACTTAGAGAAGCTATGCGCGGATGTAACAATAAAGTTCAAGTAGTTTTAGGTATCAAAACTGTTGAGAGAGATGGTGAGGTTAAAGATTATCAAGCTGTTTACAGTAAGAAGGTCTTTAGAGGTTGGTTAAAAGCTGACGATGTTGCTGAGAAATTTCAGCAAGATATTGAAAAGGCTATTAAGCAAGGTTATCCACCAAAAGTTGATTATGGTACATACCCATTCTTACTTACAGAACAAGTAGATGGTCCTAGAGGGGCTGCCCCTTTAGGCGCTAATGCTAGTTTTGCTCCAAGTGCGACACCAGGAAATGCATCTAAAAGCCTGATATAGATTGGGTTGAGTTATTTGCTATAAATAAGATTAAGGATGAGGGGTTTAGGCCCCTTTTCTTTTTCTTTTTTTCTATAACTTTACAACCCCATTTTCTATGATAGGTAAATCCAAAACAGATTCAAATATCCTAGAAGTTCTAAAATCTGTAGAAAACACAGAACCTTTTAGACTATTCAATCTTTATGTTTCAAATTTAGTGGTTGGGAAACCGGTTAGTAGCCCGTTCAGAACTGATAAAAATCCCTCTTTTACTTTGTTTTATGCTAGAAACAATAATACTTACATGTATATTGATAAAGCTACAGGTGAGAGTGGAGGAGCTTTAAATTTCGCTATCAAATATTTACAGAAAACTTATGGGTATGCGACAAATAAAGCTATTCAGAAAATTTATTCTGACTTAAACCTTGAAAAGGTTCCGGCTATTTCTCTCAAATCTCACCCTTCACCCATTGTTAAAAAGGCGAGTAAGCCATTTATTCCTGTGAAAAGGCCTTTAAATGCAAATGACCTTGAGTATTGGAGTGACTATGAAATCTATTTAGACACTTTGGAATTGTTTTCTACTACTGGCGTGTCAGAAATAAGATATGGGAATGGCTTTGTTATTAGATATATTGAAAATAGCAATACCTATTTATATTCTGAGTATAAAGATGGACAATGGTTCTATAAAATTTATCGTCCACTGGCGCAAGACCCTAAAAATAAGTGGAAAAGTACATGCAATGATTCTATTCATTTTGGTTATCGATGTCTCCCATATAAGGGGGACATTTTAGTTATAACCAAATCGATGAAGGACGTTATGGTGCTTCATACTATGGGTATTCCGTCTATCTCGCCTCAAGGTGAAACAGTCAGAATAAAGCAAAAGGTGATGGATGAGTATTTGTTCAGATTTAAGAATATTTTCTTACTATATGACAATGATTTTGCAGGAAAAACTTTTGCAAAGGATATGGTAGAAACTTATCCGAAGATTGTTGATTTATGGTTACCCAAAGAAGGTAACTTGAAGGATATTAGTGATTACACTAAAGAAGAAAGTAGAGCAGTGGCTCAACAACGTATACACCACCTACTAGGAATTTAATTCCAAATACCTCCAACCTTTTTTCTAAATTATTTAAATTAAAATTCAAATTTCTTTACTATGAAGATAACAGAAACAATAGCGGTATCGAGTTCTAGCAATAAGGATTCAGTATCGGCTACCTTAAGTTTTGATGACATGGATAAGCTATGGTACATGTTTGAATCCCCGTATAAAAACTCAATAGCTTCTTTGATACGAGAATACACCAGCAATGGGTGGGATGCAAATGTGGAAGCAGGTGTAGATGAACCTGTAGTAGTAGGATTAAGTCCTTGGACCGAAGATGGTGCTTATTTCTATGTGTTGGACAAAGGTGTGGGTATGTCTGAAGAGTTTATTCGTGAGAACTTCAGTAGATACTTATACAGCCCTAAATCTAGCAACAATAATGCAATAGGTGCTTGGGGTATTGGCTCTAAATCAGGCCTTTCTTACTCACCTATAGTAGAGTTTGAATCTACTCAAAATGGAATTACTACTTCTTTCTTACTTAGAAAGAGTGAGGACTCTCCAGTACTCGACATTCTTAGTGTTGGGGATGAAGAGAAGCCTGAAGGTACCTTGGTTAAGATTCCAGTACAGCTTGAAAATGATGTAACAAAATTCAAAATAGAAATATACAATCAGTTGAGATTCTTTCCAAATGTGTATTTCAAAGAATTAGTGAAATCCTATAATGATATAATTACTTATCAAGCAAATACTTTTAAAGTATCTCGTTGTTCAGCAGAAGGTGTTAATAGTATTAAAGGTATATCCTTACTAGTTGGCCCTGTGGCTTACAGTATTGATTCAGCTCAATTAGACCCGCAAATTGTACATGAAATTGACATGTTAAGTCAAGGGCCTGACTTAGATATTGGATTGATACTTGAGATAGGTGATGTAGATGTAACTCCTTCTAGGGAAGATGTTAAGTATAACGATAAGGCTAATGTAGCCATAAACAATGCTTTAATTGCTTTTAAAAAAGAAGTTGAAGAGGTTATTCAAAAAAATATTAAGCAAATTTCTTTCACTGAGTTATTTACTAATAATATGAAAGGAGTTACAGGTATTTTACCCCACCTTAATGATTCTGTGATGCCGGCTAATACTCTTAAAAGTTTGTTAGTTTACAGCAATGCCCCACTTTTAATACCTATTGAAAACTACTTAATAAAGGTTGATAGTGAAGAAGATTTAAAGTCTTTCAAGCATAAGCTTTCTGA